ACGAACACACAAACAGATTTTGATATAGAAGTATCAGTAACAAATACTAATAATAGAACTGGTCATTGGGGGCCAGATATAGATAATGTAACATTAGGTTTAACTTATACTTATATTAACCCACTTGATGAGGGTACACAAGACGTTATAGATGATATTGATGAAGACATTGTAGATATCATAGAAGATATACCAGAAGATTTTGATTGGTATACAGATGATATAGTATTAGATGATACATATATATGGGAAGAAGACGAATATAGTTGGGAAGATGACTATACTTGGGGAGACGATTTTTATTTTGAAGAAGATTTAGAAACTGTAGACTTCGACATGGTAGACTTTGAAGAACTACCAATATTTGAAGAGTTTGAAACTTTTGAAGAAATGCCTATAATAGAAGAGACATTTTTTGAAGAGGATTATATGTTAGAACCTCCACCTATGGAAATGATGGAGGAAATATTTACAGAAGAATTTGAGGAGGACTTTACAGATTTTTTAGAAGAAACAGGCATGGAAGAAGAGTTCATGGAGTTTCTAGAAGATGAAGGCATAACAGCCGAGGAATTTTTTGAAGAGATAGCCGAGGAGGAGTTTAATGATGAACCTACTGAGGAATCTTTTGAAGAGTTTGAGGAAGAGTTTGAAGAAGTCGCAACAGACGAAGAAAGCATACCAGAGACTGTTGAGACTGAAGAAGAAACAATGGCGGTTGAATCTGAGCCAGAATTAGAAGAAGAAAAAGAAGTAGCAAGTAATGAATCCGAACAACAAGAAGAACCACAAGAGGAGGAATCCAATAGCGAAACAACTGAGGAATCCGATGTATCAACAGAAGAAAGTGGAGAGCAAGATGATATACAATCGGAAGATGGAGAAGTGGACACCGAAGACAGGACTATTACAGATGTTGCAGAAGTAGAAACAAAATTAAAGAAAAATTTAAAAAAAATAGCTACACAAATAGCTAAAGTTACAAAAGAAACGACTCAAAACTTATCAAAAGAGGATTTATTTTTTAAGAACAATAGCCTCGACTCGTACAAAAACTTAGTATTTTATTCTGCAAAAGATGTATACAATAACACGAGTATGGGGCTGTTCTTACAAGTAGATTTATCTTCCTATTCTGGAGAGATATATGTAGGTACAAATTTAAGTTCCTACAGCGATAATGACCCTGTGGAAATTCACAGAGTTCAATTAATAAAAATTAACAGCAAAAAAAATAAACTATTAGCTGAATTGGAGGCACTTAAACAATGAAAATAATGGATAAACTTAGCACATATGCGGCATTAGTGGGAGTAATTGGAGCTATAGGTGGAGGATTCTACACATGGGGACAGTTTAACACAAGACTTGACGCATTAGAATCAGAGCCTCCTGTTAATCTACAATCATTAAAACAAAAAGATAAAGAATTAGAAAAACAATTTGATGAAGTACTATTATATGCTAATGAATATAAAGTAGATTTAATAGATAGAATTGCAAAAGTAGAAGAACAAATTAAGCCTGTAGATTTAACTTTAGTATTTAAAGAGATAGGTAAAGTTAGAGAGCAAATAGCTATGCTACCAGAACCTGCTAATTTAAAACCTCTTCTTGAAAAACTTAAAGCATTAGAAGAATATGCTTGGGAATTAGAAGAAGACATTGAACAATTAAGCAAAGATGTTGCTATAGTTCAAAAAGAAAATGAATTACAAGATGTTCAGATTGAAGAGATTAAATTACAAAGTAAAAATCCGTTAGGAAATTAGTAGTTAACATCCTCGTCTACTGTATCTTCCTTTTTACCAAAAATAGGTACATAATTTTCTCTTAATCCTGTCCTTAGTTCTTTTAACTGTTCTTTTTCTTCATTTGTAGTTAACGATTTTTTTTCACCAAACAACGCAGGATTTGGCGGGGCTAGTGTTCTAGTCTTTTCCGTCACAACATCCCCATCCTTATTTCTATGACCATTAGTTAACAGCGAATAAAAATCGGTGTTTGTTAATTGTACATGGGACTTATCATCATACACAACCACCCAAGTTCTAATATGACTACCTTGTGTAGTTGTTAAATCCCATTTCTTAAATGTATGTACTGTCTTTGTAGGTACAGTTCCTGTAGTTAATAACTCCATCATTTTCATTCTTGTTAATGATGTAGTGTCCCCATCGTCAAATATTAAATCCCAAATCTTATCTTCATGTGCATGGGTATCTGGATTTGTACCTCCAGAATCATTTTGCACAATATCTATAATAGTTTTTGTCATCCTAAATAGCCCCTAACATCTTTAATATCCCTTTCAAAGAGATTATTTATATATTTTATTACGCCCTCATACCTTATTGTATCTACGTAATTATCGTTCCACTTATCCATGTGTTTACGAAACTCCTCTGGTGGGCAAGTCCATTTTTCTGAAAAGAAATTGCCCCTTGAATCAATTCCAAAATATAATAATTGTAGTACTGCTTCATTACTGTTTGGTATTTTTTTGTCCACCATCTTTTTTCTCTGATTCTGGCAATTGAATTAAATGTGCTATCAGTAATGCTACCTCACTATAAGGTTTGCTATACAGGTATGCTAATAATTTTTTAATAGTATCATCACTTATTAATTTCATTTTTTTTCCTCTTTAAATTGTATTTCACCGGCTATCGCACCATACGCAGCCATATCTATGTAAGTATCTTTACTTACAGCACCTAATTTTGTCCTAGCCATTTTTAATAAAGCCATCATAATTGCTACATCATGTGCCTCTACTTTTGTATCTAAATAAGCTGACCAAAGTTTAGATATATTTTTATGGTTCTCTGTCTTATCCCCATAATCCTTATGTCTATCCCCATTTACGAGATTTTTTGCCTCACTTAAAATTTCTGATGTTTTCATTTCTCCTCCAATTTTTTTTTATTTTTAAACTTATATAGACTACTAGGTTTAAACTTACGACCTACAACAAAAACTATGCTATTAATAACAGTATTAATTGTTACCATTACTAAAATCCACCATTGCCAAAATTCTACACTCATTATACAGCAACATTATCTTTCTCAAATAATTCATTTAAAGGTATAAGAACACATCTAGAAGCATTTCTGTCACCTATCATTCTGCTGTGTGTTGGTTTATATTTTTCAACAATTCTTTTTAATCTAGGCACGTCAAATATTAATTTACAATAATTATCTGTACCATTAGCTAATATTTGTATCCAAAAATCAGATTCTGTTTTATCAATACCACTAGGTTTACCATTACATTCATACTCTATAGCAATGTTACCTGTCTTCTTCCACCAATTCCTCTCTGTTTTAATTTCAATCTTTTTATTATGAAACATATCGTGAACCTGTTGTTCTCGTAATTGTCCATATTGTAAGTCTAAATCAAATTTACTATTCTTAACCATTATTTTCTCCTTGGTCTAAATGGGATGACATTACTTTTTACCGAATCTTTTAGTTTACTAAAATTAGCTCGTAACACAACATCTTTTCCTATTTCAATTAAATCTTCTTGATGTTTTACAGACATTTCACATAGCCCCCTCATCATATAATATAATTCATTAATAGGTTTCTGCATTTTATCTACACAAATAATGTTAAATTGGTCTTCACCAATAGGTGTCATTATAATATACATTTTATTTTCTGGTAATATTATTTCTTCTTCTTTATCCATTTGTAATTTATTATTCCTCTATATATTGAATATATTCGTGATATTATTTTAGCCATATATCTGGTATCCTGTTATCTGCATATAAAAAATCATGCCTGTTACACCAATCAGCATATGAAGTTTTACTTCCTTTGTATATCTTCTTTTTAGAATTAGGAAATATAAAACGTACATCCAAATGCGGATTTTGTTCTTTAATAAGTAAATGCTTAACTCTAGTCGCCACATCTAAATAGCCTTTCAATTCAAGATGGAAACCATATTCTGTTAAATAAAAATCTGGTGTATATGTTTTAACAGGTACAATGTATCTAAATTTATCTTTTTCATATGTATATTTAATTTTATTCTTTACTAAATACTGTGCAAATTCAAATTCAAATCTACTTCTAAAGCCATGACTTAATTTCATCTAACAACAGTTTTCGGTTTATAAATTTCATACAACTCTTCTAGTCGTAAATCTAAATATTGTGCTGTTTGCGGTGATGTTTTACGTAATTCTTCTGTATACCCCTCTAAACTAGCAATTATGATAGCATTTCGGTCTAACAAATTTTTAATCTGTCTTATATCTTCATCTACAGTTAGTTTATTGGTCTCATACGTCTTATCACCCCAGAGAACACGAAAAGGGTCTCTAGTCCTTAAAAATAGCACATTTTGAGCATTTCTGTCTTTTGTGTACTCTTCAATATAAAAAATGTCATTATTTGATTCAATATCAACATCTCTTATTTCTAATTGGAATATTACAGGCAATTTTCTAAATCTTTCTCTTTTAATTTAGTATACCACACCATAGGTCTACTCACAGCCCTTGTAGCTATCTTTTTATGTAACTCAGCCTTCGGCCAACAATGATGTTTGTAACTACAAAACCCACAAGCCATTGGCATAATTTTATTTCCCGTAAATATATCCTCACCTTTAATTCTTATTTTTTCATCTTTAGGTTCAAATAATCTTTTAAATGGTTTATCTTTAACCAATGCTTTAACATTTTCACTAGCTTTTTGTAATGCTTCATTGCTTTCTTCTTCCTGTTCTCTAGGTGCTTCACAAATTGACCATTCCCCTGTAGATTTATTTACAGCAATCCAACCACCAAAGGGAACTTTTTCTGCTTTAGAATATCCATAGCCTTGTGCTAAGTATCCAAAAGGGTCATCTTCTTTTAATTTATTGTATCCACCATAATTACCAAATTTATTTGTAAATGCATATGGACTTGCGGATTTAATATCCCAAACTTTACCATCAATTTTTACATCTAGTGTACCTTTAATATTTTCACCACCTATATCAGTAGTTACTTCTTTTTGTGTATATTCAATGTCTATACCTGCCGCTTTCATAATAAAAATAGCAGATGCTTCTACAAGGTCACCCATAAGGAACCTCATTACAGCATTATATTCTACGTCTTTGGGGAGTTGTTTTTTATCGAGTTGTTGTTGACAAAGAGGCTTACCAAGACTTGACATTCTTAGTCGCCACTCTTTCTTTTGAGGATTAAATTGTCTTTTTAAGGCTTCTCCACAGGCTTCTTTAAATTCTTCAACAAGTTTAGGCGAGAGTTCAGCCTCGCCCTTACTTGCCTCTGTTAAATAGCCCTTAACTAAATCAAGTATTGGAACCATTATTAACCAATCTGCTTTCTAAAATAGTATCTTCACTATCTTCTTTAAGTTTTTTATTGGTCTTATAAGATTCCATAATACCATTGTTAAAAGAATTAATGGATTCAAAGAAATGTAACAGTTGTCCTTGGTCATCTTTAGAGAATTTACCAAAACCTACTGTTGTTGCATTTGCACCATAATAAATATTACCGCCTCTTTTACCTTTTACAGTTGAAAGTTCAGCATTCGCAGTAGGCATTAGTTTTTTCTGTGCCTCGATTGATTTTATCCAATCAGAGATACGCATAAAACTAGAACCTCTTACATACCAAACACAAGGTATATCTTTTACAGTTGCAGAATTACCTGTGGCATCCTGCCCCTCTGGTATGGACACTAAACCATAAAGTACTTGAACACATTTAATGCTCTTTTGAAGTACCGCATCGGGAGAATGTTCGTCAAGTGTTTTTAAAATATTAGGGGCAAGTTTACCACATTTTAATCCACCTGTAGAATCATAAAATAAATCATTCATACTACGAGATTGGATTGTCTGACTACCGAATGAATTACTATCATTATCCCATACAGAATACATGAAAGTACGCACAAAAGGTCTATATGTAACTTTGGGTGCAAAGATACTTTTACCTTCTGAGTTTTTTATCATATAAAATCCTCTAGGAATTTGATTGCCGTCATCGTCTTCGGTAGAATGATTAATTGATAATCTTGGCATACCACCGCCAGTTGATGTATCACCAGATTGGCCAATTAATTTCTTTAATTTATCCTCTGATAAATCTTCTAGTGTTGTTGGAAGAGGATTATACCCAACATCAGCTATTTCGTTAGTGTTCAACATGAACCTCCAATTTGCAAAAATTATTTTTAGGTAGCTTAGAGGGACTAGCTTGTGTTCACCCTCAATCTTTTCACGAACAGTCAAGTTTCCTCGTCTAACGCTACTTCCAATACCACCTCCGATTACCTCAGTCATTTGACCATACTTCCTCTTTAGTGTGCCTTATGCCCTGTTAAATAGACAGACATTATTCAGCCATAAGCGACAGTGCATTTGCAATTACACTACCCCTAATCAATATGTATATTATACAATATACAAATTCTATGTCAACTATATTTCTTTAGTTTCTAACCAATTATCACCTATTTTTAATTCAATATCAACAGGCATATCATAATCAACATCATATCTACTCTTACATTCATCTTTTATACTCATCATTGCATTTCTTAAATAATCTATGCATTGTATCTTTTCTTCTGGATGAACATCTAGAATAATACTGTCGTGAACTGTGTTACAAATAACACTTTTCATATTCTTTTTTTTCATTATAGCATATAAATTAACTAATGCAAGAGGTAATAAATCTGCTGTTGCAAATCCTTGAACAGGATAATTTTTTATTGCTGTTGAATTAGTCACATTACCATACTGTGTATATCTAGCATAAGGAAATGAATATTCTCTACCAGAAGGTAGTTTAATTTTTTTTGTATCTACAGCCTCTTTCTGTAACTTATCATGCCAATTTGTTACTTGCCAATACTTATGTTTAAATGCCTCATAGTATCTCATTTCTTTAGGAGTCCCTAAAACACCACCATACAATGGTTTAAATGTATGTGCTTTTGCGTCTTGCCTTTCAACACCCATTGTATCTGCAGTATATTGATGAACATCTACATTGTTTTCTACATCCCTATATAATTGTTTATCTTTAGATAGGAAACCTGCCACTCTAAATTCTAATTGTCGATAATCACCTTCTAATATAAATCCATTATTAAACCTACTAACAATAGCTTTTCTTACAGGAAAAGTACTACCTCTAGGCATATTTTGGAAATTAGGATTTCTAGAAGACAGCCGACCTGTTGCTGTTACACATTGCATAAATTGAGGATGAATAAAATTATCTACATCTAATCCTCTTTCTATTCCCTCAATAAATGTTCGTAGATACGTTCTTATAGCACTATACCTAGTATAAGATTGTAAAAATTCTTTTGCTGTTGCATTAGTTTCAGTTATGTGTTTTGTTGCTGTATCCATATCAGTTTTAAATCCATTAACAGTACATTCCATAATATTTGTAGGTACTAATTTAAAACCTGCAACTTCTCCTGTAGGTAAATAAACAACTCCTTTACCATTACAAGAAGGACATTTAGGGGCAATCTTATATAAATCCCCTTTAACAGTATATTTTTTAATAGTACCAGAACCTCTACAATTATTACATTGTCTTACTTTTGTTTTGTATATAACATCTGTCATCCGTGCTACCATGTGATTAAATTCACTTTTTCTTAAATTTGGTCTTCTTTTAGGACGTTTTGCACCACCCCTACGAACTTCTGTACCTAAATTAAAAGCGTTTTTCCATATATTTTTATCTTTTACTTTACAACTGTACATTACCATAGACCTATCTTCACCACTATCTAAATTAATTGGTGTATCTCCCATTGCTTCTTTAACCATTGTATCTAACTTTTTATTAAGAATGAGCATTTCTATTTGGTATTCATCCCTTAACTGATGTAGTGTATCTACGTTAATTTTTATACCATGAACTTCCATTTCTGTCAATACTTTTGTCATGTCAAAAGATAAATTAATTGTATTTACTAAACTCATTTATATCCACCTCTAATAATTTACATTGTTCTATTGCTAAATCGTAGGTACAATCTACGTCACCTCTACCATACTCCTCTACTAATCTATAGGGAATATCTTCCATACTAACTCCACTTTTCATATGACTTTCAATTAAGTGTTTCTTTTTCTGTTTTACTTCTCGTCTTTTGCAAGACCCATCCAATGATAAATCACAATGTACGCCTCTAGCAAGAAGATACTCAACAACCATAGTATCATATAACCTACCAGTATAACTAAAACCACAACCATAAAGCCAAGATAAATCAAATTTGATATTATGTCCAATAAGTAATCTTGTGCTGTTAAGTAAGTTTTGTAAAGTTTCTTTAGCATTTTCTGTCGGCTGTCTTTCTTTGTGATAAAACCATAAATAATCTTCCTTTCCTGTTTTTGTTTTAAATCCCACACTTACCAATTGGTTAGTACCATTATAAAAATAAGCGTCATCTTTTTTATATGTAGTTTCAATATCTAGACAAGTTATCATCATTCTCCAAAATCCTTAAATATTCCTGTTTTAACATCCATTTCACAAGTAACAGTAGAATGAACACCATTAACTTTATTTTTAGATATAGTTAAAAATCTTGTTGGGTCTAAATCGTAATCACCATTATTTCTACCTATACCTATAATTATATCGCCCTCACCTGCCTTGCCTGTTTTAGAACCATCCAACATATCATAGCTTATAATTTGTTTACCCTCTGCATCTGCACCTGCCTGTGATACAGCCCACACTAAACATTCATTTCGTTTTGCTATCTCTCTTGCTGAACTATACAATTCTTTTAATCGTTCATCGCCTCTATTAAAATTACCTCTTATTTTTATCTTATCTAATTGGTCAATAAATATAATATCTGGTTTATTTAAATCACAGTAGGATTGTATCTCCGATATATCTGTACCTACACTATCTATAACTGTTAACTTTTCTTCTACTTCCATGTCTTGTAATGTGTTACTACAACTTTCAACATTATCATACAACTCATCTTTTGACATATTTAATAAAGAACAAAACATACGAATTTTTAATCGTGTTGCTCTTTCTTCATTAGCCCAATAAAAAACTTTATGTCCCGCTTTTACATATTCACTTGCAAGATAACAACAGAAAGATGTTTTGCCAACTTCTGGTCTTGCAAATATAATTCCTAAGTCCCCTTTGTTTAAGCCCATGACTTGCTTGTACAATGGTTTTAATGGAAATTTAAAATCACAAGTTTTAGTTTCATTTGCAATTAAATCTCTTAGTGTATCTTTTATAATTGTAAAAGTTTCATGTTGTTCTGGGTCTTCTTTTAATGCTGTATCAATTATTCTTTGTAACACACCAAAGTCATCACTTTGTCCTGTCCATATTGATAATGCTTTATCTCCTATTTCTCTAGCTTTATCTCTTCTCCACAAATTAAATAATAAATCAAAAGCCATTTTCATATTTGTAGGTGCAACACCTTTTAAATTTTCAATTTCTTCTTCTATATTAACACGAGTAGATTCTGGCATTGCAGGATACCTATCTCTATGTAATGCAAGTAACTCGTCAACTGTTAAGTCAACTTCATATTTTTGTTGTGATGAATTTATTGTTTCAAAAATTGTTGAGTATTCTTTTGGAAACATTTCTTTTGATAAAATGTTTTTAGCTTTATCCCAAAAATCTTTTCGCAGACACAATGCTATTACTTGTTTTTCAATCACCATCTGCCTCAATATCTTGAACAGCATTTTGATAACAAGCGTCTTCATCCCACATATCCATGTGGTCTAAATAAATACTTTCTCCTTTAGGATTAAAAACTTGGTAAGCATGAGTTCCACGAATATTTTCTGAACATTGTGTATCATTCGAAAAATCTTGTAATTCCCAATCCATAGTAGGTTCTTGTTCCCAAATTTTTATTTTATAATCTTTTTCTATAAATGTTTTAATCACACACCACCACCATTTTTATACAATCAACAATATTTTGTTTTTCATCTTTATGTTCATTGTTCTTTTTTTTATCTTCCGCTTTTGCTTTACTATCTTCTGCAACAATAGTTATAGCCCTTGCTG